GGCCTCGTCTGATATCAGCCTTGCGGGAACGGCGGTAACGGGAGGGGCGGGTGCTGTCGCTTCCGGCACGCCGCGCGTCACACTTGCGAGCGATGATCCCGCTGTGGCTACTTTGGGCGCTGTCGCTGATGCGGCGGCAACCGCTGGCAGCACTGGTTCGTTGAGCGCAAAGATGCGTTTAATGACCACCCAGCTTGGAACTATTAACACCACCTTAGGATCGCCCTTTCAAGCGGGCGGAACGGTCGTAGATGATACGATCACCGCACAAGGCACGGCGCTTGGCTCGACTAAGACGAGTTTAACCGGCGCTTCCGTTACGACTTCCAATCCATCTTATTCCACGGGTCAGATCAGTCCGCTTTCTATGGACGTGATCGGCGGTCTGCGCGTGACGGATAACACGATCACCGCACAGGGCACTGCGTTAGGCAGCACTCGTACAAGCCTGCAAGGTGCTTCTGTTACGACTGCGGCGCCATCCTATTCAACGGGTCAGATTTCTCCGCTCTCGCTGGATACGGCTGGCGGCCTTCGGGTTAGCGCCCTCGTCGCTGGCTCCGCCATTGTTGGTAAGGTCGGCATTGACCAGACCACGCCCGGCACGACAGATAGCGTTACGGTCAAATCCCAAGGCTTCAAGTCGGCGCAGACTGTTACCCGGCCAGCTAATACGACTGCGTATACGGCGAACGATGCGCTAGGCGCGAGTGCGGCGGCAATCACGTTCTCCAGCATCGCCCCATCCGGCGGCGGTGAAATGCTTATCAAAAGTACCGAGCTTGAAATCGACGTGTCCGCCATTCCAAGCGGCATGACGAGCTTTCGGCTTTATCTCTACAACGTCACACCCCCAAGCGCATTGGCCGATAACGCGGCGTGGGATTTGCCCTCGGGTGATCGCGCTTCCTTTATGGGTTATGTCGATCTTGGGACGCCGGTTGACCTTGGCTCGACACTCTACGTGCGCACCAATGCTGTTGACGTGCAGGTGACTGCGACCGGGACCAGCATCTTCGGCTATCTCGTCACCAACGGCGGCTTTACGCCCGCCGGGAATTCCGAAGTTTACAAGGTGACGCTTCATGCGGTCGCGCTCTAAGTTACTCAGTAATAACTCCACATTCTATGTGGACCCTACAAACGGAAACGATGCGAACAACGGCAAAAGCCCTGGTACGGCTTGGAAGACCACAACCAAGGTCAATGCCGCGACTTATAATCCGGGGGCGACCATCCTTTTTCTTGGTGGCTCGACCTTCTCGTCCAGCTTTGTCTCTTTAACCAATACCAATACGCCGGGGCCGATCACGCTTGGATCATATGGTTCGGGTCAAGCCACTATAAGCTCTGGCAATTCCAACGAAGCTGTTAAATGCGTCAACATTCCAGGCGTGACGGTCCAAAACCTGATTTGCACAGGGGGCGGAAACCTCGTCAACACGACGGCCGGGATTAACATTCAAAACAGCTTGGGCGGAAACACCAAGCTTCAGGGTCCGTCTATTAGCGGCTGCACGGTCTCCGGTTATGGCGCGAACGGGATCAATGTTGAAGGCACCAGCGGGACTGCGGGGTTTAACAGCGTCTACATTGGCGGCAACATCGTTCACGACTGCACTGGCACCAGCACCAGCACCAACGTTACTGCTGGCATCAGGGTTAGCTCAGTTCCGGGTTACGGTAGCGGCATCAGCGCGCCGTCACATACGAACGTTACGATTACCGGCAACACGGTTTACAATTGTACGGGCAAGGCGGGCGTTGCGAAATCAACCGGCTCCGGTATTACAGTCAGCCAAACCGCAACGGCAACGCTACAATACAACGAAGCTTACTCCAGCGGCGGAAGCAGCACGAGCAGCGATGGTCCGGTGGGCATTTGGGCCTACGATGCCACTGGGATCACGATTCAGTACAACGAAGCCCACCATATGCAGACCGGCTCAGGACCGGACGGTGGCGGGTTTGATCTTGATGGCGGTGTAACCAACTCGACGCTGCAATATAACTATTCTCACGACAATGCCGGTCCCGGCATCATGATCTATTCCTACAATGACGGGACGGTTACGACCAACAGCGGCAACGTTGCCCGCTTCAACATCGGGCAAAATGATGGCAAGGGGTTGGTCATTGGTGGCAGCACCATGTCCGGCAGTAAGGCTTATAACAATACGATTTTCAATGCCGCCAACACGGTCTTCTTTGCGGATACCTCTGGCTACGACACGGTTGTTGCAAACAACATCTTCTATAGCCAGAGCCCAACTGCGGCCAAAGTCATTGACGTGCCGACGCCGAGCACGATTGCCTTTACCGGCAACGATTACTATGGCAACGGCACTTTCAATTATAACGGGACCAATCATTCCACGTTCTCTGCATGGCAGACTGCATCAGGCCAAGAGAAGATCAGCGCGGTTAATGTTGGGCTTACCAGCAATCCGTCGCTGTATGTTCCGGGCGGCGGCGTCAATATAACGGGCTATAACCCGACAAAGTTGATGGCCTATAACCTTCAATCCGGTTCGGCCATGATCGGAGCGGGCGTCAATCTCTCGACCCAGTACAGTATCGACCAAGGCGCGACGGATTTTTACGGCGCATCACTTGGCGGGGTCTACACGCCGGGCGCAGCGGCTGGAGACTTCTCAAGCTTTGCGGCCACCTCGACAGAATCCAGCACCTTCATTGCGCGGACTTCAGGCTTTAGCAAGCTGGATAACGTCAATTACGATTCTCTGATAACGGGAATGGTGAACGATGGCGATTGGTCCGTCATTGACGCGCTCTACATGCTCGCGGCGCCTGACTCGACAACGCTTCTGCTTAACCTGAAGAGCACGAGCTACAGTCTTGTATCTCATGGAACGATTACGGTTACTGCGCGCACCGGTGCGGCTGGAAACGGATCGACTGGTTATTACGATACGCAATTCACCGGAAACAGCGGCTCTCCTAATTTCGTACAAAACAGCGCGACGATTGCGGTTTACAACCGGACTACGACAGCACCGACCACCGATCACGCCCTGATGGGGAATTCAGGAAGCGCGATGTACAACGACATCTCGGTGCAGACCCCTGCCGGAACGTTCGTTGCGGTCAACGAGGGCGGGGCGTTCAACGGTTACAATATCGGGCAGGGTAGTGGCAACTCGGCTGGCTATCTGTTTGCACAGCGCACCGCTGCTGCGGTGGCGGCAGGCTACTACAATGGCACGGTCTCGGGTACGGGCACCACGGAAGTATCAGGGGCTCTCACGTCGGCGCTATCCATGACGCTGATGTGTATCAATAACCCGACAAGTTCTTTCGCCACAGAGCAGATTTCAGCGGCGATGATCGGCGGTGGCACCATCTCAGCCTTGCGAACCTCGCGCCGGATCAATTCGTTCATGATCGCCTACGGCGTCAACGTCTATTAAAACCGTGGGTGCGCTGTGAGCCTCCTGCTTCTCTACAATCAAGCGTCTGCCGGGCAGGCGCTATTCCCGTCACTCTTTACTGACGCGGACATATTCTATGCGCCAACGGTAACCAACACCGGCGGGCTGCAAACGCTGTTGCCGTCGCTGTTTACCAATTCAAATATCTTCTATCAGCCGAGAGTGCGCGTGCCCGGATGGGTACAGGCAACTGTGGAGACTGAGACATGGACGCCAGCGACCATTCAAGCCGAGACGTGGACGCCTAGCTGATGCCGTTGCTTCAATACGGTGAATATAAACCAGACGTATCGGACTACGAGGCCCAAGCAACCAGGAACATTCATAACGTATTGCCGCAAGGAGACGGCTACGGTCCCTTCCCAGATTTCACGGTGTTTTCGGCGGCGCTTCCTTCTGCATGTCGAGGTGGATTTTACGCCATCAAGTCGGATGGTTCGATTGCGACTTTTGCCGGGACGTCAACGAAACTTTATCTGCTGGATAACACGACCTTCACTTGGACGGAAGTTACCCGATCATCGGGCGGCGACTACACAGCACTGAGCGCTGACAAGAAATGGTGCTTCGCGCAGTTCAATGATTTGGTATTTGCGACTCAGGCCAACGACGTTCTGCAAGTCTTCACGCTGGCGTCGTCCACGAATTTTACAGCCGCTGCTGGTTCACCTCCACAGGCGTCATACGTCGATGTTGTAGGCCGTTTCCTTGTTCTCTCGGGCATCAACGGTAATCGGACGCGTATTCAATGGTCCGGCCTTAATGACGTGAATTCGTCGGCCTCGTGGACGAGCGGCGTCAATCAGTCGGACTTTCAGGACTTGCCGGATGGCGGCATTGTTCGCGGCGTTGCTGGCGGCGAGTTTGGTACGATCTTTCAGGATCAGGCTATTCGGCGCATGACCTTCGCGCCGGGGTCGTCTTACATCTTCCAGATTGAGCGGGTGACGCAAGACCAAGGCTGCTATGCGCCTTATAGTATTATCCGCGCTGGCGATAAAATCTTCTTTCATTCGGCAAAGGGTTTCTACAAGATCGAACCCGGAATGCTGCCAGTGCAGATCGGACGCGAGCGGGTAGACCGAACATTCTTTGCGGATTTGGACAAAGGCAATCTTCAACTGTTCGTTGGCGCTGCCGATCCGCGTTCATCGCGTGTGTTCTGGTCGTACAAATCGAATTCAGGCGCAACCGGGACTTACGATAAAATCCTTGGCTATGACTACGCGCTTGATCGCTGGTTCCCGATCTCGGTCACTGGCGAATACCTGCTTGGAATTTCGCAGACCGGGCTGACGCTGGAGAGCCTCGACGCAATCTCTGGTTCACTTGACGCGCTTACATCTTCGCTTGATAGCTATGCGACTTCGGTCACGCCAGAAATCTCGCAGTTCAGCAGTTCTCATATTCTCGGTTTCTTCCGTGGCTCCAATCTGGAAGCAACGCTAGAAACGTCGGAACAAGGGACAGATGGGCAGAAACTGTTTGTAAGAGGCTTCCGACCCATCACGGACGCTACATCGGTCTACGGCTCTGCATCGTCTCGCGATACCCAACAGGCGAGCGCAACGGCTGGCTCTGAAGTCGCGATCAATACCCGAACCGGGCGATGTGATTTTCGCAAGTCAACACGCTACACACGATTCAAGGCGCGCATTCCTGCTGGCACGTCGTGGAATTTCATGGCTGGCGTCGAGCCCGACGCAGAGCAAGAGGGCGCGCTGTGAGCGTCCAGATTATTCAGGCTGGCGATCAAGACCTTGGCAAATATGCTTTCGCCATTAAACAGCTTGCGGAAGGCTCCACCAATTCATCGGGGACGGTGACGCTAACGGCGAACGTGGCGACCACAACCGTATCGGCTCCAACCGCTGCGCCGGGGCGACGCATATTGATGTTTCCTGCCACGGCCAATGCGGCGGCAATTGTTGCAGCGACCTACGTTGCGGCGGCAGACGTGACCAAAGGGCAATTTATTGTCCACCACACCAACAACGCCAACAGCGACAAAACCTTTTACTGGTTCTGTGTTGGTTGACGGCTTCTGCGTCGATCCGAAGGAAATAAGAAAAGTCTGGCCGCGTGTGGCTCATTTGATTCGCGCCGCTGTCATGCGAACCGGATTGAGTGATTTTCAAGTCGTTGAAGACTCAATTCTCGATGGCGATGCGCTGCTTTGGGTCGCTTGTGACGGGCCAAAGATTGAGGCGGCGGCTTCCACAATTCTAGAACGCTCCAACGACCGGCTTGCATGTGTCGTTGTTGCATGTGGCGGCGAGAATATGGAGCGGTGGGTTTCGCTGCTCTCCAAGATTGAGACTTACGCAAAACAAGAAGGATGCACTTGCACCCGGATTATCGGGAGGCGGGGCTGGCTGCGCGTGCTGAAAGACTACAGCGCGGCGCATGTCATTTTGGAGAAGGCGATTTAGATGGGCGGCCAGAGCACGCAAACCAACAATCAGAGTTCGACCACAGCGCCGTGGACGGCTGCGCAACCATTGTTGCAGGGCATTCTCGGACAGGCACAGGGCCAGCTTGGCAATACGAACCTGACCGGGGCTGAAACCGGCGCGATCAACCAGCTTGAACAGAATGCGCAGGCGGGCAATCCGTATTCAGGCCAGATCGGGAATTACGCCACCAATCTCTTGAATGGCGGGGATGCTCTCAATCAGAGCGGTAATATCAATTCAGCGTATCAGACCTATCTAAACCAAACCAATCCGCTTGCGTCGAATACCAATTACGATCCGATGCAGACGCCGGGATTTTCGGACGCCATCAAAACCATGATGGGCGATATTACCAATCAGGTAAGCGGCTCTTATGCCGCTGCTGGTCGTGATCCAAGCGGAGCCGGTAACTGGTCGCAGACATTAGGTCGCGGCATCTCACAGGGCATCGCCCCTACGATTGCCGCTCAATACAATCAGAATGTCAGCAATCAGCAGGGCGCGGCTGGAAACCTTCTTAACGCAGGCAACACCAACGCCGGTCTTCTCGCTGGATTACAGCAGCAGAAGCTTGCCAACCAGGGGCAGGGCGTCACGGCTGCGGGACAAGCTCTCGATGCGAACAACTACGGCGCCAACGCCACACTGGCGGCTGAAGCTGCGCGACGCGGTATTCCGATGGGCGCTCTTGGTTTGCTTGCTCAGATTGGTATTCCACTTGGCGCAAGCGGCTCGCAGTCGAGCGGTACAAGCACGACCCAAAATCAGATGAGCGGCGCGCAACAGTTCGCGACGATCTTGGGCGGCTTAGGCTCGCTCTGGAGGAAGGCGTAATAAATGGGACTGTTTGATTTCCTCAACCAAGACGCGTCTGGTTATGGCGGATTATTTGGCGGACAATTCCTGCCGTCTTTCGCGCAGTCGAATTCGCCTAAGATTGAATACGATGCGCTAGGCAATCCCATTCCGAATTACTCGGCCCCGGATAGCCCGTTTCCTTCAGTCGCGCCGCCGGTTGCTCAAATCCCGCAGATGCAGGCGCAGTCCCCTGTCTTTGGATTTTCTGGCGCGCCTTCCAATCCGTGGGGCGTGACACTTCCGCAGCCACAATCAGCGCCGCCTCAGATGGCGCAGCCAGCTCCTCCCGTCGCGCCTCCGCAGATCGCACCTCAAGCAACCGACCCGAACATGGTTGTTGGCTCGATGGGTAATCTGCCAGTGCCGACATTCGGTCAGGGCGATCCAGCGCAAATTCCAGCAAGTGCGCGGCCAGCGCAATATCAGTCTCCAGCAGTAGAACAGACCTCCAGTTCTCCCGGTTTTGGCGACAGGCTCACGGCTGGCTTGATGAATTTCGCTAACGCTGGTGGTCCTCTCCAGGCTCTAGCTGGCGGTGTATCTGGCCTTGTCAGTGGTCAACGCTCCGATTCAACAGGCCTCCTGCAACAGCAGCAAAGCGCCACGTTCAAGTCGCTTGTCGGCGCTGGTATGCCGCCGAATCTCGCGATGGCGGCGGCTCTCAACCCGGACTTGATGAAGCAAGTCGCTCCGCAATATTTCGCGAAGCCTCAATTGCAAGAGACCGGCACAGACCCGCTGACTGGCAAGAAAACCTTTGCTCAGTACGATTCGACCGAGGGAACACTGAAGCCGCTTCAGGCCCCAGGCGGCACGACCGGCGGTGATAGCGGCGGCTCGATGGACGCGCTTCAGAAAGCGCAAGCCGCTGGCGTGACGGGCGAGGCTCTCTACCAGTATCTCCCTGCCGGGATGTCGGGAGCAGTCAAGGCGATGATTGAAGGTCGTCAGCCGATGCCCTCGACGCAAGCCATGCGTAGCCCAGCCATTCTCGCGATGATTGATGCTGCGCACACCATTGATCCGACATTCGACGCAACGACATGGGCGCAGCGTGTTGCTGGTCAGAAGGATTTTTATGGTGGCGGTAAAAGCGCAGAAATGACTCGCGCCGCCAATCAGACACTTCATCACGTCGGTCAGCTAATTGACTCGATGGACAATCTGAATAACGGCAGGTTCCCGGTCGTGAATGCCGCCGGTAACTTCGTCAATGAGCAGACGGGCGGGGGCGCTCCCGGCGCATTCCGAACGAACGCCCATGCTGTCGCTGAAGAAATGTCCAAGGTGTTCAAGGGCGCGAATCTGTCCGACGCGGAAATCCGCGCGTGGGAAAGCAACCTTAACGAAAACATGTCGCCAGAACAGCAGCGAGCGCAGGTCGGTAAGCTGCGCGATCTGTTGCAAGGCTCGTTACACGCCCTTGAAGAAAAACGCGTCTCTTCGATTGGGCCGATGGCGGCAGCTAAAGCTGGGCCTCTTATTCAGGAGGAGGGCCAGCGGGTTCTTCAGAAACTGGATGACTGGATTGCCAAAAGGCCGGGCGCGAGTGCTGCACCGTCTAGCACGCTGCCTTCCGGCTGGTCAGTTAAGGTCCGCTAATGCCAACTTTTGATTTCACGGCGCCCGACGGAAAGACTTATTCCGTTGATGGGCCTGACGGCGCGACGCCAGATCAAGCATTCAAGATTTTGCAGGATCATCTTGGCGCATCGAGTCCGGCGGAAGAAGGCTCCAGCGTCGGCGGCACAGCGAAGGCTTTAGGCGTCGGCGTCGCCAAAGGCACGATTGGATTGGTCGGCTTGCCGGGCGATCTGTATCACGCCGGATTGCGTGCGCTGGGCGACACTCTCACGCCGGAATCGAATTACGGCTCAGATGCTATCCAGCGTGGCATCGAAGGCTATACCGGCAAATTTTATCAGCCGAAAGGCGGCATCGAGCGTGGCGCTGAGACGATTGGCGAATTTGCCCCCGCCGTTATTGGTGGCCCCGAATCTATTGGCGTTAAGCTCGCAACGCGCGTTGCTGCGCCCGCTCTTGCAAGTGAAGCGGCTGGAGCATTAACGCAAGGCACGGCAGCGGAGCCTTACGCGCGTGCTGCGGGCGCAATAGTTGGAGCTGGCGGCGCAACCGCTGCGGCTCGCAAGTTTCAGGAGATGGCTGCGGCCAAAACTGCGGCCAATGTTCTCCCGACCGGCGATCAATTGGTTTCGACAGGGAGCAAACAGTTTGATCAGGCACGCGACATGAACGTGGTCGTGAAGCCGGATTTTGCGAGCAATACAGCCTCAGATATGAGGGCGGCACTCAAGACTTACGACCCGCAAGACGCGGGGGTGAGTGACGTTTTCCGCAAGATTGATCGTCTAGACAAGTTAAGTGCGTCTGCGCCGGGGCTTCCTCCGGTCGCCGTCGATATGAACGAAGTCGAAAACGTTCGTAAGCAGTTAAGCGCGCTGCGCACAAGCGCTGACGCAAATACGCGAAGCGCAGCGAAGACCGCTCAACTCGTCCTGACAAAAAATCAGATGGCGCTAACTCCTGCCGATGTGTTGTCAGGTGATGCGGCGGCATACGCCAACAAGATGCAAGAGGCGGTTGGTAACTATGGTGCGGGCAAACGCTCTCAGATCGTCCAAGGGAAACAAAACCTCGCGGAATTGAATGCGGCCACGGCGGGATCAGGCGCGAATGTCGATAACGGCTTACGGCAGGCGTTCAAGCAACTGGCCCGCCCCGTCAATAATACGAACATGCCGGTTTGGCGAAAGCTCGGGTTCAATGCAGATGAAGGCGCAGCCATTGAACAAGCCGCCAAAGGAACGGTTGTTGGCAATACCGCTCGTTATCTCGGGAAGGGCGCGCCTACCGGATTGGTGTCTGCGGCTGGCGGACTTGGCATTGGTCATATGGCTGGTGGTCCGCTTGGCGCGATTGCATTACCGGCGGCGGGTTATGTAGCCAAGAAGATCGGCGATCTTTCAACCAAGAAGGCGGTTGCTGCGCTGGATAGTCTGGTGCGCTCTCATTCGCCGCTTGCTGCTCAGGTCGCGCAGTCATTGCCGCAGATCGTGCAAAAGCTCCCGCCGCAAACGACGAAACTATTGATGGCTCTGAGCGCCACGCAAGTGACGCAAGCTCCACAGCCAGCCTATCAGGCGCGATAAGACGAACGCCAGAGCGACGCCAAGCACCGATGGCAAGTAGCCATTGGGCGTCCAATGAAAATGGATGTTGCTGGCAACAACCGCAAAAATCACTAGTCCCTGAAAGACGAACCACATATGGCGCTCGATCCTGACTATCTAGACGCAATAAAAGGGTTTGAGGGGTATTCGCCCAACGCTGCATGGGATTTTAAGCAATCCAGTTCGGGCTATGGCACCAAGGCCCAGCCGGGCGATGAAAACATTCCACCCGATCAACTCAAGGCCATCCACGAACAGCGTTTTCAGGACGAGATTGCCAAGGCTGAGGCGCATGTCGATTCCATCAATCCGAACCTGCCGCCGGGCGTCAAGGCGGCACTAACATCCCTCACATATAACGCCGGTCCGGGCTGGTCGCAATCGGGGCTTGGCGATCTCGTCAGGTCCGGCGATTTGCAAGGCGCGCAGGCTAGGTTGCAGGAATACAACAAGGCAGGGGGCGAAGTTAATCCGGGCCTTGTAGCGCGGCGCGCCAAAGAGGCGGCGTGGTTCGCTGGCCCTCCGCAAACCGCACAGGCGAGTCCCGCAAGCCCGCCAGCAGCGCCTTTAAGCTTGGCCCCGCCGTCTTCTCCGATCTTCGCGCAACAACAGCCACAAGCTGCCCCGCAACCGCAAGCCTCACCCGGCGCATTTCAGATGCCCGCTCAACAAGCAATGCAGGCCCCGCCGATTTTCTACGCTCCGCGCAAACCGATCAGCCTAGCGGGCTTACAGGCTGCGCTTGGCAATCGCGCGCCGATTTTCTCAAGAGGATAATTCTACATGGCTACTGGTTTGGTGACGTGGTCGAAAACGGCCGCGACGAACGCTAGTGCTGACTCTGCGGTCAATTTTTCCGAAGGCCAAGCACCCTCAAGCGTGAACGATTCCGCTCGCGGTCTTATGGCATCCGCAGCCAAATGGCGTGATGACACAAATGGCTCACTTGTCACGGCTGGCGGAACAACTGCCTACACCCTGACGACCAATCAGTCATTCGCAGCGCTTGCTGCCGGGCTTCAAGTCGCATTCCAGATGAATGCGACGAATACGGGCACGTCAACGCTTGCCGTCGATGGATTGACCGCAAAGCCCTTGCGTTCGTCTGCTGGCGTTGAGGTTCTTGCAGGCGCGCTCCTGATTAACGCGACTTACAAGGCGACATATTTCACATCGAATTCCGGCGAATGGCTGATTGAGAGCTATCCAGTTCTCGGTGATGGACAGATCGCGGCGGCAAAGCTTGCGTCCAACTCTGTGACGACGGCGAAGATTACGGACGCCAATGTCACCTTGGCAAAGATGGAAAGCCGGACCGCCAATACGCTGATTGGTCGATATACCGCGAGCACTGGCGTCCCCCAGGAAGTGACGGTTAGCACCGGCCTCTCCCTCAACACATCAACAGGCGTTCTGACGGCTCCTGCATTCCCGCCGACTGCTTTGTTTAAGAAGCTTTCAATTCTGGTCGCCAGCAACACGACCGTGACTGTCGCTGCGGACTTCGTCGTCACAAGCGATGGGACCAATTATCAGGCGACGGCGGTTAGCTCGACCATCAATCTCGGCACGACGGGGGCTGATGCCCTCGATACCGGCACGATTGCAATCGACACGTGGTATGCAATCTGGGTTGTCGCCAAGTCGGACGGGACGACGAAGTGTGTAGCGTCAACGTCGGCTTCCTCTCCGACGATGCCAAGCGGCTACACGTATAAGGCTCGCGTCGGATGGGTTAAGACCATCCATGGCAGCGCGACGCTTTATGGTACGTATCAGTTTGGACGACGGGCGCAGTATGTCGTCGGGGTGGCGCAGACCTCAACAGCCGTTACTATCGGCACCACAAGCGGCACTAGCTACACGTCCATTACCGTGATTGGCGGTAATGTGCAGCAGTCATATGCGCCATCAACGGCGTCAGTGGTTTTCTGCTCTATCTATAATAGCAACTCGACGGCAACAGTAGCTATCGCGCCTAACGTATCCTATGGCGGCGCTACCAGTACCACCAATTCCCCACCCATCGCGGGCTTGCCGACCAGCAGCGGCGCCTACGCCAGCGGCAGCATTGCCTTGGAAACCACCACCATTCAGGCTATCGCGTCGGCAGGAACCGGCAACGTGTTCTGTAATGGCTGGGAGGATAATATTTAAGGCCGCGTCAACACGGCGAAGCGCCATTGCTGGTCTTGGTCCTGATTATATTTCTCGATCTTCCAATCCGAGAAGGCGCTTAGGTCGTTGTAGCAATAAAACACAATCCTTGGGTTTATTGTGCGAACGACTTGCTCAAAGCTCGTAAGCGTCTCACCGCTGAATGGGTTGAACAGATAAAACAACGCCCCTCCGCATTGGTCGGCGCATTTCTCTGCGGAGTCATTGATGATTGTAACGTTAGCGCGATCCTTAAACCGCCTTTGAGTGTCCAACGCTGCGGCGCGGTCAATCTCTATGCCAACCATTTTATTTCTGAGGCCAAGGCTTAACCAATAGGCGATCACGCGGCCATCGCCGCATCCAACGTCCACTAAAACATCGTCGGGCAAGATTGTGACTTGTTGGAATATGCTGTCTAGAAAATGCCACGCAGAATGTTGGATGGCGTGATGCTCTTTGTTGGAGTCGTTCGTAATGCGTGTCCTTGCAAGCTTCTTTGCATATCTAAGATCAACATAGGCCGATAAGGCCGCATTTCGCGCCACTGAGTAGGAATAAAGCGCAGTATCGAGCGGTCCGCGCGTTGCCAATCGTCTGAATGCTCGCATTGTGTAATTCAGCATCGCAACAGAATAACGCCACCAACCGCCGCCCCGCAAGGGCGGTTTTTTCATGAGAAAAGGAAAATCCATGTTCACCATTGCTGTCATCGCCATTGCCTATGCGGCCGGCGTGTTTACCGGGCTGTCGGCTCCTAAGATCGTTGCTTGGTTTAAGCAATTCGTCTGATGCGCCTTATCGACAATTGGCGGTCAGAGCTTGGCCGCTTGTGGAGCATTCGGATCGGGCTGTTCTTCGGCGCGTTGAACGGGGCCATGCTTGGTCTTGCGGCCTTTGTCTATGTCATGCCGCCGGTTTGGTTCTTAATCCTTAATACGCTCGGTTGGGCTGTCCTGATCGGCGCAAGGCTTCTTAAGCAACCGGGAGCCGAGTGTTGAAGGCGGCAGCCAAAGTCGGCGGTGGTGCGGCTGGCGTCCTGATCCTCGCGGCAGCTTTTATCTCGCCGTGGGAAGGGTTCTACCCGAAGACTTATCGCGACATCGTCGGAGTCAGCACGGTCTGCTTTGGCGAGACTGAAAAGGAAGCCGTCGCTCTTGGCCGTGTGCGTCCATACACGCGCAAAGAGTGCGAGGCGATGCTGGCTGGCTCTCTCAAGAAATATCAGGAGGGAATGTCGCGATGCCTGACGAGACCTATCACGGAAAATATGGCGGTCGCCTTCACTTCCGTTACTTACAACGTCGGCATCGGGGGCTTTTGCAAAAGCTCGATGGCGCGTCTCGTGAACGCCGGGAAGCCAAGAGAAGCCTGCGACGCCTTGATGGCGTGGAACAAGGCGGGCGGGCGAGTGGTGCGCGGATTGACGAACCGGCGCGCGGCTGAGCGGGCGCGATGTCTGGAGGGTTTATAATGCCTTACTGGCTCCAAGCGCAACTTGCTGGCCTATGGACGCTCGTCTGGCATTACGGGATCGGCGTCGGCGTATGCATCTGCGCGCTGGCCTTTGCATGGTTCTCGCCAGTGTTCAAGAAGACCGCGCTTTGGGTCGCGTTCTCAGCTCTCATCATAACGATGTCATACGGGATAGGTGTTTCTAATGGAATGGCCCGAGTTCAAGCTCAATGGGATGCTGAGATTGCAGCCTCTATCGAGCAATCAGAAAAGGCTCGGCAAGATGCTGAGTCTGACGTGTCTCGCGATACTCCTGAGCGGATGCGCAACGACCGATATAACCGGGACAACGACAAACCGGCAAAGTAGATGCGCGGCTTGGCGGGCGATTACCTATTCAGCATCGAAAGACACTCCGATGACGGTTGAGCAAATCCGAACCCATAATGCTGTTGGGAAAAAACTCGGATGCTGGCGATGACTCAAGACGAAGTCGCGCTAGTTGTGCGCCAAGTCCTCGCTGCCGAGCGTGCCGAGCACAAAGAAAATCTCGATGAAACGGTGCTGCGAACCATCTCGGCCATTCTAACATCCTTCGGTATTAACGAGGATGAGCAGAAAGACGTAAGGCTCGACTTCCAGCACTTGCGGCGCTCTCGCAAGGCTTACGACCTGATCCAGACGACGGGCGTTAAGGCTGCGATTGGCCTCATCGTCACCAGCATCCTAGCCACTCTCTGGCTGGGCTTTCAGGCGCTGTTGCATCGATGAAGTTCCTACTTTTCGCCCTTCTCCTCTTCCTCGTCTCCTTCCTCTACTTCGCATCCGATTACCGCGTGATCGCAAAGCCGATCATCGTGCCGCATTGCTTCGATAGGTCGCTCGGCATGTTCCTGCCGTGCAGCGATGTGGATGTTTATTACTATGCCTAAAACTTCCAACACATAGGGGCTTCATGGATTGGGGACCAATGGTGGCTGACGCCATCGGCTGGATCATGCTCGTGCTTTGGTTCGCGGGTGTTATTGAGACATTCATTCTGGCGCGGCGGGGCAAGTTTTAATGGCTCCGCGTATTCTCTTTGTCGATATAGAGACTGCGCCGATCCTAATGACTTCGTGGTCCATGCGGCCACCTTATGCGGGCGCCGTGTGGGTCGAAAGGGACACTCACCTTCTATCCTTTGCCGCCAGATGGTCAGACGCCAAGAAGACGAAGACCTACGCTCTGCCGGATTATCCAGGCTATCGACGTAATAAATATTGCGATAAGGCGCTTTGCAAAACCTTGTTTGATATGCTGGACGAGGCGGATATTGTCATCGCCCACAATGGCGACGCCTTCGACATCAAGAAAATCAACTCCCGCCTCATCGTAAACGGCTTCGGCCCGCCATCCCCCTATAAGACCATCGACACGCTGAAATTCGCCCGCAAGTTTAAGTTCGATTCCGCCAAGCTCGATAACCTCGGGCGCTATCTAGGCGAGGGGCGGAAGATACCGAATACAGGCGCGGCTCTGTGGCGTGGCTGCGTTGAAGGCGATCCCAAGTCATGGGCCACCATGAAACGCTACAATGCGCAGGACGTGGACCTTCTTGTCAGGGTCTATGACCGCCTCAAGGGCTGGTCCACCAATCACCCTGATCTCAATCTTTATCGCAATGAGGGCGCTTGTCCGAAGTGCCTTAGTTACAACGTGCAGCGGCGCGGCATCGCGGTCAAAACCAAATCAAAGTATCAGCGGTTTCAATGTCAGAATTGCACTGGCTGGTTTAGCGGTGAGAAGGTATGAAATCCAAATACATCCAGCTTGTCGATGGTGAGTGGTTTGCCCCCGTCCGCAGGGGCTTTAAGGAACAGTGCTGCGGGTGTGGATTAGTACACATCGTTGATTACCGCATTGTTGATGGCGCCATCCAGTTTCGGGCCACGGTCGATGCAAGAGCCACAGCCGCCGCCCGGCGCAAGTTCAAATTCGAGAAGGACGCAGACTAGTTCCCGTTTTGGGAACGCCCTGGGTTCGATGGTGTAGAGGTCGGGCATGGGGCGTATATAATGACTACCCTGTCGGTTTGTATTTCGGCTGTAAGTCATTGATTTTATTTGCGGCTCAAATCGCCCAGTTTGTAAGAAAGTCTAATAATATCATCGTATTCCGCTGACTCTTAATCAGCGGGTCCCAGGTTCGAGCCCTGGTGCGCCCACCATTGCAAGACAAGGGTTTCTTTCATTTTCGATCTGGAACGGACAGACCGGTTTGTGGTCCGGTTTGTGATGTTTGTTCGTCATCCGTACACCGCGTTGAGTTTCTTGATAGCGGATTCCGCCAACTCGACGCGGCCTCCAAGATAGTGCGCGTCAAGAATTTCCTGCACAGTTTCCATTGAGTGACCGGTGAATGATGCGATCTCAGGGACGGTGCAGCCAACCAGCGCCAAGCGCGTTACGGCGGTCCCTCGCAAATCGTGGAAGTGCAGATCGCCCAGCGTCGTCCTGGCAAACGCCTTGCCCCATGACGTTCTAAAGCCATCCTCCGTCCATGGAACACCGCGAGAATTCGTCAGTATCGTTGTGGCGGTTCGCTTCTTCTTCATGGCGGCGTCAAGGGCCGTTTTGAGTGGCACGCCGACCGGGATCGTCACGCGCGATCCTTTGCCCCCTTTGGCTTTCTCCTGGCGCAACCGGATATAAGTTCCGTCATAGCTTTTCCATGTTAGCCGCAAAAGATCGCCTTGGCGTTGACCGGTCCAGAGCGCCAGCAACAAAGCGGCCTGCAAGCTGATTGACGCGGCTGCGCAGAACTCCCGGATATTGTCTGCCGACCAGATTATCTCCGATCTGTTGGCCTTATAGAGCCGCCCGCCGCTTTTCTCACAAACATTGACGTCGATCTTGCCGTGGTCCTTCGCGACCGACAGAACCCGCGCCAATGTCGTCCAGACATAATCCGCCTTCCGTGGCGTGTCCGCGAATGATCCTCGAAACGTCTTGAACTCGCCCCGCGCTCGCTTGTCCTCAACTGCCGCAATGGGCATCGAGCCGAATTTCTTTTCGATCAACGGCAGATAAAGGTCATAGCTTCGCTGCGTTGCGGCGCTCTTGGATTTGTACTCGTCTGAATCCTTGAAATAATCGATAAGACCGGACAGGGTGCCTTTCGGCGGAATCTTCCGTGCCGCTACCGCCTCATTGTATAGTCGGATGAATTCCGGCGTTCCTGGCGTAGCGTCAATGCGCGGCCCGTCTTTCCAAGCGTAGAAATATTTCCTAACCTCGCCGCTGGCTAGTTTCTTGTGCGTCGTGTGGATGCCTCGCAGGCGTACCAGCATCTTGCTCCGCTTTCCATTGATCGAACGGCGAGGGGGCAATTGTAGGCTGTAAACCGGATAATTGGTCAAGGGCTGCATCAATAGCTTTCCTGTCCCATTTGTGGGTTCCGGGGATAGGTCCCGGCATAATCCCGCGCCGGACCCAGTCATTGAACGCGGATATGCTGCTACAGCCTGCATATTCGGCGGCGGCATCTTTTGACAATCCGCGAGGCTCCAGCGCCCTCGTCACGTTCCGCTCTCCTGGGAGGGGAGGGGCGCGACTTCGTTCAATTGAAATCTCATCAACCCTTTGTGCTTTTTCCAGCGCAGTCTTCGTGCAACCGGGCCACTACAGCCTTTCGTCACATCAAGATATTCGCGAAATTCCGCGAGAGTCATCGCGCCTTTTTCCTGATTGCAGCGATAGCAGGCGAGTACGACGTTCCCGCCATGATTCCGCCCGCCTTTCGAGCGCGGCTGTTTATGTTCTCGGGTAGGCGCATACTCGCTGCGCGGATCGTCCCAATTGAACGAACAGCGGCAATAATAGCAAGACGTTCGCCCGCGACTGACGACGAAATGTCCAGCTCTGCGTGGCGGTCCCTTCTTCGTCACGTCGGCTCCGATGGTGGTGTGGGGGTCATCGTTGCGGTTCGATCCAATCTTGGATATCGCTGGCCTTGATCTTCTTCCAATTTGTGATCTGGCCGGTGTCGATGTCGATATCTAAAATGACGTAATCGCCATAGTGCTCGCCCGGCATGAAGCCCGGCACATAGCCGTCCTCTTGATCGTGGATGACGTCGCCGTCTTGATCCAGCAGCCGCGCTGAAAACTGGTCGGCGACCTTCATGTGGATTGAGAGGGTCTTAGCCTGCACGTTTACGGATTTCTTCATTTCAATATTTGGCATCTACTCATCCCCCTTTGCGAGCGCGGCGCGGGCCTCGTCCCAGCCGATTTTCCATTTGAAAAATAATTCGCCGACGACCCAGCCGAATGTTTTGGGGGCCAGAACGGCGAACAGAAACCACATCGTAAGAATGCTGGCGAGAGCGTTAACCACCCCGACCTCCCGGAGCAGATGAACGGATGGCGGCGGCAACACGCTTTCCGACATTGGCCGTCCAGTCGTCAGGAGGCGCTATAAATCGAGTGTCCTTGTGCATCTCCGCAATCCCCGCCGCCTTCTCCCAAGCCTCTGATAGAAGGCGTTCGGGAACGTAGCGTTCATATTCGCAATCTTGGGATCGGTGATGATCGCCCTCGCATATTAGGAGCGCGTCCCCGTCGCGCTGGATATTCCAGCGGCGGTTTCGTTCGCGTTCTTTCAACCGCTCTATCTCTGCGGCGGCTTCCCGCATGACCAGTCGAGTTTCGCCGATGGTTGAAAAGGATTGGATTTTTAATCGCTCCACCACCTCACTCATCCCGTCCGCCTTTCAGTGCTGCGCGGCTTCAAAATTGTCAGCAAAATATTGAGCGGCTACCAACCACTGGTCAGCGTGGTTTTTCGGATTCCGCGCGATCATGTCACCAAGCTTTGGTGAACCAGCCTTCAAGTCCTCAGCCGATATGCTCACAGCGTCCAATGGTTCGCCTGCGACATACGGACGAAGTTCTGCAATCTGCTTGCGGCGATATTGCTGAAACATTTTATTCTCCTGTGTTGAATCGCTCGCGGCGGGTGAGGGGTGAGGTCATGGCTGATCCTTTCCACCATCTACAACCGTCAGGTTTGGCGGGAGACGCCCCATCGATGACAGTTTGACTTTGTGCGGATTGATAGGCGTACAATTTTCGCCGTGACACGAATAGCCGGCAGCGACCGCCATTGCCTCAGCCATAAGGCCAATCCAGCGATTGAACTCTTCCACTGAAACAGGCTCGTAAAGACCAAACCGGTTATCGACGTGAAGATCAATTCGGCCATCTGACAACGGTGTCACTGTGACGTATGGCACCCTGTAGCCGTTGATCGTTACGACATGCTTAGGCACAAACGGCCCAACGATTTCAGGATAAAATGGCCCTCGTTCTTCCATCACGCCTCCTCGCCAGCGGCCTTGAGGGTGCGGGAGGCGGTGTTGATCAATTCCTTAGCCTCCTTCGTTCCCAAATCTCCAAGCAATCCCGCGCCAACAATGTCGTCTATAAACGTGCGGCAAGCCTCCAGCGCCTCTCGCAACTCGGTGGTGTCAGCCCCGCCTTCTGCCGGATCACTCTTGGGCAGACGCTCACCGATATTGTGAGACGCGCGAGAGCGCGGGGCTGACTTCGTTGCTGCGCGGGAGATTGCAGCGGTTACGAGCGAGCGCACCGAGAGTAGGCGCTCGTGTTCGATCAAGCTGTCTTTGCGAGACGCATATTCGATTTGCTTTAAAAGCTTGAGGTCCATCACTTCG